TAACCAAGTAGCACAAGGCGTTTATGCGCAGTCGGCTTTCGCAACTACTAAGATTGTTGAACAAGCAGTTGCTAAAGCACGCGACCAATTCAACGCCGACATTCCCAACCATGTTAAGAAACTTCAAGTTTCTGATACCCTCCGTACCGAAAACCCTGCATTTAACCATCCCGCCGCTGCACCTATTCTTGGTGCAATTGAAGCTCAGATTACTACGAAGTATCCCAATGCTTCAGCAACTGAGATCACTTCTCTGGCAAAACAGTATCTGGAAAATTTTGCTTCTGTAGTTAATGCTCCAGCAACTGCGGCTGAAGCAGCTAAAGTAGCAAAGAACTCGAAAGATACTGACTGGTCCACTTTTCTTAATTAAGGAGTTCTAAATGTTTGTTCGTCCTCTTGTGAAAGAAAAAGGCGTTGTTCGTGAGGCCCGTACTGGTACTGGGCTTCTGGCAATGCCGCTGGTTACTAACGTTGCCACTGATGCTGCTGGTACTATTACGGCCGCTGCGATTCTTGGTGGTATCCACACTCACTCTACTCATACGGCTTCCCGTACTGATACGACTGACACTGCTGCCAACATCATCGCTGCTATGCCTGATATGGACATTGGTGATACGTACATGTTTAAGGTTGCCTCGCTTGCAGCTTTCACTATTGTTGTCGCTGGTGGCACTGGTGTTACCGCTTCTGGTAACCTGACTGTTGCTGCTAACGGTTCTAAGGACTTTGTTCTTACCCGTACTGGCGCAGCTACCATGTCGTTGCTTGGTCTGTAATTCTTTTTCTAAACTAGGAGATACTTCAAATGGCTACTGGCATTTTTAATACCAGCCAATTCACGACCGATCACGCAGCTAAATCGTTTGCAGGGATGATTACTCGTCTCATGCCGAACGGCTCTGCTCCGCTGTTTGGTATGACTGCTCAACTGCAATCGGAAACTGCTGTTGCTGTTGAACATGGCTTCTTCACCAAAACTATGCTGTTCCCGGAAATGACGCTTAACGGCGCTATTGCTGATGGTACTGTTACCACCTTCACCGTTACTTCGACCGCTAACATTCTGCCTGGAATGATTATGCGCGCGGATTCGACTGGTGAGAACATCATCGTCAACAGCATCCTTTCTGCTACTCAATTCACTTGCAACCGTGGTGTTGGTACTGTTGCTGCTGCTGCGATCGCTGATACGGTTAAACTGTTCCAAGTTGGCAATGCCTACGAGGAAGCTTCTTCGCGTCCTGGTGCTCAGCAAGTTCAGCCGGTTCGTATCACTAACCTGACTCAGATTTTCCGTAATACTTGGACGATCTCTGATACGGTTCGTGCTACGCAAGTTATCGCTGGCGAAACCAACATTGCTGAGTCCCGTCAAGATTGCGCAGCTTTCCATGCTGCTGATATTGAGAAGGCTCTGTTCTTTGGTCAGAAGTCGAGTGGTACCCGCAATGGTCAGCCGTTCCGCACTATGGATGGTCTGATTAGCATTGTTGGTAACTCATCGTACTATCCGCCTGCGTTCCCGACGCCGAACGTTACTACGTTGGGTGCTACTACCACCTTCACGCAACTTGAAGCTGCTCTGGATCCGGTGTTTAACCAAGCTACCGATCCGAAGGTTGCTAACGAGCGTGTGCTGTTTGTTGGCGGTACTGCCAAGAAGGTTCTCAATAACATTGGGCGCCTGAATGGTACGTATCAGCTGGTTGATGGTCTGACTTCCTATGGTCTGCAATTCAGCACGTTTAAGACTGCTCGTGGTACGTTCCGTACTATTGAGCATCCGTTGCTGAACACCAACTCCAGCTGGGCTAAGATGGGTATTGCTGTTGATCTGTCTAGCTTCCGTATCGCTTACCTTGGCGATCGCAAGACCAAGAACGAAGAGTTCGGTGTTTCTGGTGAAGTTGCTGATAATGGTCAGGATGCTGTCGGTGGTACGCTTACCACTGAAATGACCTGCGTTGTCAAGAACCCGCCTGCTAACGCCATCCTCTACAACTTCACCGCTGCTGCACAAGGCTAAGTTGTAGTGCTTTAAGTCCCTCCCAGCTAGTACAGTGGGAGGGCTTCTCCCTGTAGTATCCCACTTGAAGGAATCCAAAATGTCGCAACCTGTCGCAGTTGAACGCACGCTTAAGCTTTACAAATCCTCGTTGAAGGCTTGCCAATACGTTATGCCTTCTGGTAAGTATCTCTACTTTATCAATGGCCGCTATGCCACGGATGATGAAGAAGAGATTGCTGAGCTTGATAAACAAATCAAAGCTCGCCACCCGCATATCACTGTGGATGCAGCTGAAGCTCATATCACTGAGACTGCATACAAAGATCCGCTTTCTGCAATCAAGGCTAAAGCGATTGAGGAATACCTTGCTTCCCAGCGTGATATGGGAACCTCGGAAACTCCTAAGAATACTGGGATCGGAACTTCCGCCTCTCTTGCAGCACTGAAAGCTAACTCGAACTCGGCTTCTAAGTAAGGAAACAAAATGGCAACCTTCGCTGAACTTCTCTCCGAAGTATATTCCCTGACTAATCGCCCTGACCTGGTTGCGGAAACCAAAGTGGCGGTGAAGGCTGCCACCCTTAAAATGCATCAAGCAGATTATTTCTGGAAAGATCTGTTTGAGACTGGAGTTCAATTTGACTCGGAAGATTATGTACAGAGCCTTGTGTATCGGGATCTCTTCCCTCGTTGGCGCTCAGTCAAGTATATTCGCAAGTCAGATGCAGCCGGAGCTAACGGCGATTTCCTGACTCTGCAAGTTCCAGATTCAATCCTCGATCGGTATGGTTACCAGAAAGAGGATATCTTCTATGCAGCTGGAGAATTGATTCAGATCAAGTCCTCCACTTCTCTCAAGTATATTCTCCTTGGATGCTACCTGAATCCTGACATCACTGAAGCAGGATACACAAGTTGGATTGCACTTGACCATCCCTACGCGATTGTTTATGAGGCTGCTGTTACTGTGTTCAAAGCGATTGGGTACGATGAGCAAGCAACTGTGTTCCAGAAACTTGCAGCTGAACAACTTGCACTTTTGAAATCTTCCAACATCGCAGCGGATGGATACTAAGATGGCTACCCCTGATGAGTGCCCAATGGTTCATACCGAAGGGTATGAAGGAATAGAACGGAGACAGTGGCACCTGGATAAAACTGTTTCCCTTTCCCATATCTTCACCACTGTGACAATTGTGGTGAGTGTTGCGGTTGTACTTTCAAAGTTTGATACCAGAGTCACTGTCCTAGAGCAGGCAGTAGAGTATCAGAAAGTCACTAACAATCAGCACACTCAATCAGACATTGAGATTAAGCACGCTCTCAAAGACGGCTTAGAGAAGATAGACTCTAAGTTGGACAAACTTATCTGGAGTAAGAAATGAGCACAGCATCCATTTGGTCGCCTGGTTCCAATAACATTCCTGTAGCGAACCCTAACTCTCAGTTGGTTCAGCAGGAATTTACTGCAACTGAAGGACAGACTGCTTTTATTCTAACCGCATTCACCTATGTAGCTGGTATGAATGCACTGGAAGTATATGTTAATGGAGTGAAACTTCCTAAATCTCAGGTAAATGAAACTTCTGAGGCTACTTTCACCCTTCTCCAAGCTTGTGAAGCTGGTGATTTGGTGGAAGCCGTAGGGAATACGGAAGCAGTTCCTGGCGGTGGATTGGCAACTGTAGAGAAACACACAGTTTGGTTACCAGCCAGAGCACTTAAGCCTGCCAATACTGATGGGCCCGCCATAGGAGAGGTTGAGTCTGCAACAAATAAGGTAAATTACGATTACCTTAGTTTTGACTTTGCAACTGTACAGTATGCGCAGACTCAAGTCCCTCTCCCTAAAAGTTGGAATCTTGGTACGCTAACCGCACGTTTTGTTTTCATGCATCAAACTGCTGACGCAGGTGATGGGGTTGCTTGGGGTATTCAAGCAGCTGCTATTTCCAGTGGTGAGAGCATTGATGTATCTTGGGGCTCCAATGTTCAAGTCAATGCAGTATCTGCGGACGAGAACAAAATTTACATCACTGCTGAGAGTGATCCTATCACTGTAGGTGGTGTGCTTGATCAACACGATCTCATCGCTTTTAGAGTTCGCAGACAAGCTGATGATGTTACCAATGATACTCTTGGAGTACTTGCTGACTTGATCGGGGTTGTACTCTATTACAGCACTAATGTGAGTTCGGATCTTTAATCATGTTGAGACAGAATCAGTTAGCTGGCTTTGGATCCGATTTTCCTCCCCCTACAGGAGATCCATTTCTACGCGCAGTGTGCTGTCTGATCAATCCGGCATACAGGGCAGACGCTATTGGATTCTACCAGTTTCCAACTGAACTTGGAAACTATCCCCCGCCTTTTGATGTGTATACAAGTGATTTGGACAATCCAGTTATCTATACCTCAGGAGCAAGTAACTCTACTCTACGAGATTCAGTGGAGGGAGTCTTTAATGTAGGTGTGGTTGATTTACTCACATTTACAGGAAGTGCTATTGCTGATGGCACAAATATGCTCACGGGTTCTTTTGGAACTATTGAGCTAACACTGGAGCGTACCGGAGCGTACTGGCCTTATCTTGGATCTATCGCAATCATAGGCTCCAACAACTATGGTGGTTCTGGGTTTGTTCTGTACTGGGATGGAGCTAATTACCTCTTCTACCGAGGTGGTCCGGTGGATTCCTGGGCTGACTCGAACGATCCTATGCCGCTAAATGAAGTAGTTCACTGGGCAGTGGAGCTTACTGGAGCGAATATCAATATCTTCCGCAACGGGACTTTGCTTCGTAGTATTGTCTCTGCTGCCGGCAATGCGTCTCAGTCCGCGTGGTACATAGGAGGAGCTTCGCTAGGAACTCCTTTTAACTACTTCTTCAAGTTATATGCAGCAAGAATGACAGATCAACACGATACACTTGGATTCAGATATGGAGGAGCTACTGACTCATTCACTCCTCCTGAGGTTCCTTACCCGGAGACTTTGCCATGAAATACTCTCTCATCAGACTTTCCGATTCTTCTGTTATTCGTACAAAAGAATTCTCCTCTGCTCCTCCAACTCTTCCTGCATCCAAAGGAGTTGAGTGGGTTCCTTATATTGCACCAACTCCAGTGCCTCCTTCTCCTCAAGCTCAACTTGAGACACTCACTTATGTGATTAAGAACCATCTCAACACCAAAGCTATGGAATACCGCTATGATAACTATCATGCGGCCCTTGGTTATGTTGGCTCTCCTGTACATAAGTTCAATGTTGAGGGTATTGCTTTCCGTAATTGGGTTTCTCAGGTGTGGGTGTATGCGGAAGGTGTTGAGGATGATGTACGTAATGGAGTTAGAACCATTCCAACTGCTCAAGAACTTATCGCAGAACTTCCTGCTTTTGTTGCTCCTACCTACTAAGGTGAAGAAATGGCTACCAGACCCAAAGGCTCTACTTTCAATATTGGCGATCAAGGAGTGTTCTATAATGCGCTCGATATGGGATGTTCTCTCGCGGCCTCAGCTGCGGATAACCGTACAGCTCTTATTGCCGCTTTTGGTACTCTCACCTCTAGCGGCGGAGTAATCCTTGTACCTCATGGTGTAGATCACAACTTTGTTTCAGCGGATTTCCCTGTTACTACTGAGGCTCTTTGTCTCTGGGAAATGAAGGGTGACTCATTCAAGCTGATTACTAACCTGACCCATGAGACTGATCTTGGAGAAATTCTCAAGACTCTCAAGATTGAGGAGCCTCAGCTTATTAAGCTTAAGCTGGTTGATACTCTCTCAACTCCTGCGACCTACACTTTTACAATGGAAGTATATGACGACGCTGGATCTCCTACTATTGCTGGCTCTAGTTTCGATGTGTGCTTCTTTGTTCCCGGAGTTGCTACTCCAGTAGAAGCGATTGCTCGCAGTGGTGCAGTTCCCGGACGGCATTACTTCTTCAAAGGGATTGATGTAACTGGAACTTCCAACTTTGATGGCGATGTTACGTTTGAACAGGATGTAGTAGTGACAGGTGACGTAGCAGTCACTGGTGATGTGAGTGCTCATGAGCTTTCTGGGATCAAACTGTTCAATATGACAGTTCAAGTTCCTACTCCGGCAGGTACTTATAATGCGGCTTCCACAGATGAATCCATCATCTTTGATCATTCTGGTACCGTAGCTTCCTTTACCTTGAATCTTCCTACTGGAGTCAAAACTGGGCATCGGATTCTTGGGTGGTCCAGAAGCGCTCTTACTTCCTTCACTGTCGCTGCAACTGGTGGAGATTCCATTGCAGCAGGGCATGGAATTACTGCTCTTAGTGCAGGACAAGGTTGGGGATATATGTATCGCGCATCTGATCTCAAATGGTATCGAGTGCAGTAAGGAGTTATTTAAATGGCTGATGTAGCTTATAGAGCTAATCTATCTTCTGCAACTATCCCAGTTGATCCTCTCGCAGCAGGTAGAACGGTTGTTATCAAGGGGTATGATAACAACTATGCACCTAATATCACTTCGAAAGAAGATAAGGATAAGGATATGGGTATTCCCCAGCTGTTCTATGGGGCCAATATCCTACCTACTGAGCAAGGTTTCAGAAGTGCTGTTTATCATGTCTCCCAAGAAGCCTGTCCTGGAACTCCTTACACATCCTTCGCAATTCGTTCATCCACACAATCAG